CATTAGTTACGCCTACATGATATTTAGATGCATATTCGGATATGCTAGAGAGGGTGAAGGCAAGGAATGGTTTAAGCTGTTTCTAGTTGCACCATTGTCATTGCCTGTTATTGTGGTTATTGACTTGGTTAATTGGTAAGCCCCGTTATGGGGCTAGTTTTTTATTGCTTTAGGATTAAACACCTGTATATCGCCATCGAGTACAGCGCCATCGTAACCCTGTTGTATTAACTCATCAATTGAGTATTTATCTAACTCATCATAACCGGCTACCTTTTTCAGCTCCACTTCTCGCTCTATTATCCTGCCCTTCCCCGAAGCTGCTCCCGCTGAACTACTTGGGTCTGAAAAGTTAGCTTTATCACCAGTGAACCAGACGGTGCCATCCGCCGTCTTGTTGAAATCAAAGTCATTAAACTTTGCGTTTGTTTGATGGAACACTTTACCTTTGAAACCCTTACCATCAACCCCGCCCAACATCTCAGCACTTGATGGGGTTGATTGAGCAATTCCACCACCCTTGCGATAGATTAATTCATCCTCTGGTACGTCTAAAGACTTCCAAGGGGGTGTAGCTCTGCGCTGTTCTGGTGTCCAGTCCATGCGAGTTTGTACGTTACGGGCTTCGGCTTCTCCTGCTAGCCTCTCATATTGCGCGTGAGGGTCTATATTTAAATCCCTTTTGGCTGAACTGGCCATCGTATTAAGCTCATCCAGTGAATATTCTTTTATCATACTCAAGTCATCTGGGTCTTGAAGTAATGACATCACATAATCTTTTTCTGGCATTCCTTTATATATATCAGGTATATCATCTATTGCCACGCCCTCATCAAGCAGTCCTCTAATCTCTGCCGCTTGACTGTATTTTGGGTATAGCCTTTTTGCTGACCTCAGCTTCGCCTCAAATCTGGCTGGACTTCCGCCAGATTCAAATCCTTCAGCCTGCTGTATCGCATGGTTTAGCTCGTGCAATGTTGTAGACTTTGCATCTCTAAAGTTCTTTGCAGCCACTCTAATTGTTTTTTCGTTTGGCTCAAAAGCTCCGCCTATATTTTCTGGCAATGCGCTCTTTGAAGCCAGTATACTTTGCTTATATCCTGCAAGCTCAGGATAGGCATTGAGAGCATCAGCATCTAATACATCGCCTAGCCTCTGGCTGTCATAATCACTCGCGCCACCGAAACTATACTTGGTGAAGTTTTCATCCTTTAATCTAGCTTGACTATCATCAATCTCAAATTTCCAATCACCATTGTCATTGGCCCAGCCTGTTTCTTTCCATATCTCATCACGGTCAGCCCCACTATCTTCAAGCTTCCTAGCTTTAGCTAATGCGCCTAAATCTGCTGATTTAGCTAGTACGCCACCGAATATGGCTAGCTTAGCTATGTCACCACCTATGCCCGCACCCTCAAGCGCACCTAGAGCCATGCCCAATTTGTCGCCTTTTTTGGTAGCTCTCCCAAACTCATCACCACCAAACGCTGCGCCTGCTGGTGAGAATGCTGCTATATTAGACACGTTCTCGCCTATCCGCTGCGCTCCAAACCTGTCAGATATAATGCCTGAGCTATGCAAGCCTTCACCGATAGCGTTAGCTGTTTTCTCTTGTAGTGTAGGCTCATACGCCTGCATCATTTGCGGCCTATCTCCTAGCTCAACAGGCTGCGTACCCTCGACCATTTGCTTAGTAAACTTCTTACGCAGAAATTCCCTAATATCATCAATAGACATATCATCGGGAAACTCCATGGGGTTGCTAACCCCTAGAACATTAACGCCCTGCATTGTTGGTGCCTATCTTATGATTTAAAAGTGCGGTTTTTAGTGGCTCAGGTTGGGTCATAGCGACATCCTTAATTATTTTATACTTTTTCATCTTGTACGCGTTGTGCGCTTCCATCTCGGTGCGGTAGTTGCCTATGTGCTCATGCTTACCATTATAGGTAACCGCCGCGCAAAATACTTTATCTCTTTTGTGGTAGCTTACACCTGTAGCGAACTTTGACTTTTTGTGCTGTATAAGCAAATTAATTGCACGGTTAACAAACATGCAAGTATCTGGGGAGTATATTTTATTGCCGGGGGATATAATGTCTTTATCTAATTCCTTACCCTCCCAGTCTTGCGTCAACATCCAATCTTTAAAATTTGAGAATGTAAGCCATTCAACGCAAACTAAACAATTAGAATATGTCGGCTTACTTTTTTGCCACTTGGCAGAGTAGCATCTCTCAAGCATTTTCTTCCATTTATGGTAGTAAGGGCAACTTACCCCTTTATACTGAGTAAAGTAATCAGCATTGTTTATGCCAACACCATGTATTTTTCTTCTCGAATTCTTAGACTTGGAATCAGCCACTATTTCTTTAAACATATGCAATACCTCAGTGTATTAGCTCAGAATAAATGCGCATCAACCTGTTCTGAGTTCAGGGCTTCAACCGCTAAGTCTAGATGCTTATTTATTTTAACATACAACTAGGTCATTACAAAGTCTTGCGTCTTAGGGTCAAACGTTAGCATATTGGCTCTTACTTCTGAGTCTAGCTGCTGACCGACTTTCTGCTCTAATTCAGCAAGCTTTAACGCCATTTCATTCATAGACTTAATTGCGTCATTGTCAATCTTCTGTTGATTCTGCTGTGCTGCAATCATATCGGTATTGTATTTAGCCTCGCCAGCGCGTTCAAACTTAGCAGCTTCAAGTTGTAGCTTTTCACGCTCAAGGTTAATCTTTTCTTGGTCAACCTGTACGCCTGCCATTTTAATCTGCGCGTCAACCTGCACCTGTTGCTGCTTGTTCTGTGCTTCCATCTGTGCTGCTTGTGCTTTACCTTCTTCGGCCCTAGCTGCGACCATCATTGGGTCCTCAACTGGTTCTTGATTGGCTTGCTCTGCTTGCATCTGCTCGATTTGTTGGCGTTCTTCATCAGTCCATTGCGATTCGGGTATCATGCCAGTTTGCAGCATTTGGGTTCTAGCTCGTTCGGCCATTTGACCCATACCTGGAACAGATAGATTCTTGAGCATGATATCTTTACCTTGCTCTAAGAAGGTTGGGTCAATTGCCGCCATATCCAAGAACGCCTGCGTTGTTTCTTTCTGCTGGCTGTTGAACGCTGGACCAAAATCACATACAACATCATAGTCACCTTGAGATAAATCGTTGAGGGTTACATTCTGACCTGTTTGCTCGTCAAGATACGGTTGATTGATAACAACCATTGAGCTTGTCCCGTCTTCTTCCATGATACGCACTTGCCTTGTTGCGTCATACACTCTGGGGATTGCTTTAATCAGCACCTTACCCACTTGGCATATCATGACTTCAAGAGATTTAAACCACTTAATTGAACCGATGTTCCCTTGGTCTATCTGTTGTTGCCCTGCAATACCCGATTGCATTGGCTGTGCATTACCCTGCTGTGCGTTGAAGCTGTTAGCGCTTGCACTAATCATTTGCTGAGTGTTGGCAATTGTGGTTTGCAATCCAGAACTAACCTGTACACCACCCTGCTGATTTGGCATTGGCTGCCCATCAACATGGTTATATAGTTGCATTGGGTCGTTGTTTGTGTTCAGGCTTTGAATGGTATCTTCATATCCTTCAATCTGTTCAGCCGTACCCCAGTATTTGACCTTGGGAGACAACGCACCGTCTTCAATATCACGGCTCATTGCGTAGTTCAAAACACGTTGCTGGTCGTATAGCTTTTCAAGCTTACCAAAATAGATATGTTTGTTTTCAAAGATGTCAAAGTTACCGTATATCGGTACAAGCGGAATGTCATTGAACACTGTTTCTTCTTCTTCGCCAAGCCAATCAGACCCATCAAGTAGCCTTGAATGTACACGCCAACCCTCTCTGATTCTAGTGTCCTCGACAGTGATACCAGCTGCAGCCATCTCATCTTGGATAAGAGCAAAGTTCTCGTCCCTGCGATATACTGAGCCGTCCGACATCTTAACCAACTCAACATCATCTTTCTTTTTGAAGTACAACTGACCAACCGTGATGAAGTCAGCAACATCAAAGAACGCTGTGTTCTTTCTATCATCGCCAATACTTACACCGGCACCATCTGGGAATTGTTCTTTGTAGTCTGCAGCTGTTATCGAGATCAGCTTAATGGCCCACTTAGCATCGGACGCATCTTGTAGCGTCGAGCCAATGTCAAACCATACCGAATCAACAGCGTTAGGCACTTGCTTAATAATCAGGTCTTGGTCAAATGAGTCAGCGTCAATGTACTCTTGTACTATCTCAACCGCATCGAAGCCGCCAATTACATTGGAGCGAGACACCGCATTAAATACAGTTTCGGCATTAGATATGTTGCGTATGTTTCTGACCAAACCGTCGAACGTCTTAGCAGTTGACACAGATGAGTCACCGCCACTTGGGGATATGTTTAGACTAAAATCGCTTTCCTCTATCTCACCACTAATCTGGTCAACGATTGGCGTACACATGTCAAACGTGCCGCGATATCGACCTTCCAGTTTCTCCCAAGCATACGGGTCCCACTGACCATCGCGCTTGTTGAGGAATAACTTGGCATCTCTAACAGCCTGCCTCGCGTCAGTGGTTGCGTCTTGCGCTTCCGATATCATCAGCAATACTTTGCTGTGGTCGTTAAAATCTTTATTTACTGACATACGCTATTAAACCTCAATTTTGTTTTCTTGTTTGTGTTAACCGGCTCTGTGAATGTAAGAGCGCCAGCGTCACCATAATCTGGGCTAAACCCGTACTTTGATTTAATCTTTTCTTTTGACCACAATACGCGCCTATCGTTAGAATCTCGCTCAAAAGGGGAGGCGCATAAATCAGCTTGCATCTCGTCATCATCTGGTATTTCAACTGGTAGTGACTCGTCAACCATCCAGTCAGCCATCTCGCCCCACATTTCATTTCGCTTATTTTTGTACTTCTTAGGCTTTAGTGGGGTAGACCCAAAGTAAACAGCTTTGACTCTGGACTTGTAACCAAGCTCGTGCAGCCTATCAACAATGTCAGCACCACCACCAGCATCTATAAACATCATATCAGGCACCTTGCCCGCCTCTACGTCCACCGTATCAAGCACCTCTTTACAGATAGCTACATTCTTGCCTAGCTTGTCGCACTGCTCGCCCTTATATGCTTCCATACCGTACATCTTGCGAGATTGCCGCCTAACTATTGCGAATCTATCGCCGCCCCTTGAAGGGTCAACGCCAACAATTAGAGGGCCACTACCTGAAACCTTTCTCTTACGTGCAGATATGCAAGAATTGGCCTGTAT